GTGGCTCAAGTGAGCAACCGCTGCTACGTGACGTTCTGGGCGGTGGGCCTGTTGGCGCTCGTGCTCGTGGGCCGGTGGCTCATGCGCGACTATGCCGACTACCTGCTGCTGGGCGATAGGCTGAGGTGGCATGTCGGTTGACCGACAGCACGACGTTCCGCGCCACGATGCCGCCGATCTTGTCGGCACTCAAAGTGTCGGGCGACGGTGGGGCACGGCTCCAGTTAGACATCCCAGAGTGTGACTTACCGGACGTGCTTCGCTTGTTGGCGTGGCGCGAACGGGTGCTAGTGGTGACGGTGGTACCAGAGGGCGATGGAAAGCAACCAGACCGCTCCAGAAAACTCCATATCTGAGCGTTTGGAGCAGGTTATGGCTCAACTGAGCTATGACCAACTTCGCTTTCTGGCGGCGATGGCAGAGTGTTCTACCAAGGCCGAAGCAGCCGACGCTATCGGCGTCAAGCGCGATACGGTCTACCACTGGCCCGACATTGTGGATGACGCTCTTCGCCTCATGGCGACTGACCGGGTAGAGGTAGCGCGGGCCATCGCCAAGAAGTACCTGGTGAAGGCGATGATGACCAAGGTCAAGGGTCTGGACTCGGGCGACGAAGCTACCCGCCAGCGGGCCGCCACTGAGCTTATCGAGTGGCAGTTGGGCAAGGCGGCACAGAAGAACCTCAACGAGAACAGCGGCGAAGTCGTGGTAAGGGTGGTGCGTGATAGCGGGCGGGCAATCCGAGCTTGAGATCATCACGCCGGAAATGTACCCAAAGCAGACAGAGATTGCCGAGCACCCTGCTAAGCGCAAGGTGGTGTGTGCCGGACGGCGGGCGGGCAAGACGACATTGGCCGCTGTCATGGCGATTGACCACATGCTTGACGGGCGTCGCGTGCTTCTAGCCTCCACCACGCAAGAGCAGTCAGACGCTTTCTGGGACAAGGCAAAGGCGTGGCTTGCGCCGGTGATTGAGGCCGGGATCGTCGGCAAGAACGAGGCGCGGCGCATTCTCACGTTTGGCACGACAGGCCGCATTCGCGTCAAGACGGGCCGAGATGCCGACGTGCTGCGCGGTGACTTTGCCGACTTCCTGGTGCTGGACGAATGCGCCCTGCTTGACCCGAAAGCGTGGGACGAGGTGGCCGCGCCGATGCTGGCCGACAACGACGGCGACGCCATGTTCATTAGCACACCGCGCCGCCGCAACTGGTTCCACGGCCTGTACCTTCGTGGTGTAGGCGATACCGGCGATGGCCGCTGGCACTCCTGGCATTTTACCAGTCACGACAACCCGCACCTAAGCGCTCCGGCACTGGCAGAGATCACCCACGACATGACCTCTGAGGCGTACCGCCAAGAGATCATGGCCGAGTTCCTGGAGGGTGAGGGCGCGGTCTTCCGCAACATCGCCGCCTGTCTCACCGCACCGGAGACGACGCCGGCAGAGCACGCGGGCCATCACATTGTGGCCGGTTGTGACTGGGCACGGCAAGCCGACTATTCGGCCTTCTCGCTTGTCTGTCGGGACTGTCGTGTCGAGGTGGCCCGCGACCGGTTCAACCAGATCGACTATCACGTCCAGGTGGCCCGGTTGAAAGCGCTCTGCGACAAGTGGACCGTGGCGACGATCTTAGCCGAGACCAACTCAATCGGCACGCCAGTGCTGGAGATGCTTCAGCGGTTAGGCCTCCCCGTCCGCGGCTTTGAGACCACCGCCTCCAGCAAGCCGCCGCTGATTGAGTCGCTCGCCCTCGCCTTCGAGCGCGAGGAATGCCGGTGGCAGGCCGACCCGGTGTGGACGGGCGAGCTAGAGGCTTACGAGCGCAAGGTCAGCGCGGTGACGGGCCGGAGCCAGTACAGCGCTCCTGAGGGCGGCCACGACGACACGGTGATGGCGCGGGCGTTGGCGTGGGAAGCGGTACAACGGGCGGGATACGCCGGGCGCTTGCCGGCGCAAACGAGGAAACCGGTTCTGGCCGGCATGATGAGGAGGACGTTCTGATGCGCTGGCCGTGGCAGCCTCGTTTGGCCGAACCGATTGAGCCGAAGGTGAAGATGCCCAAGCTCGACGAGCTGGGGCGCATCGGCACGCCGTTCTTCAACGGCATCACCGCCGACGAGTACAAC